GTGGGAGTCTAAGGACCCTAGTCACACCAATTTGCACAGCTTCCAACATCCAACGGAAGCGAAAACCAGACCAGCAGGCAAACGCACGATGAAGATCAATCTTGAGAACATCAGGTGCGCCATGCCCGTCGTGGAGAAGCAGCTGAAGCCCCAGTACCAGGGGATTCCCGCTGCCGCCTACAGCTACCCGGACGTCTTCGCGACGTTCTGGGCGGTGCTGGTCGCGCTGCATGAGTATGCAGTGCACATCGCCACGCCAATCCAGGCGTACCTTCCCGAGGCCATGATGATGACAACTGACCCGTTTTACAACGTGGTCATCTTTGTCGGGTTCATGGCCCTGAGTCTGTACGTCGGATACCGTGGCACAAACGAACTCAAGGAGCGACGTATGGCGGCCAAACTGGCCAGCCTGGTAGGCGTCGCACCCGAGTACCTGAACGAATCAATTGTGAAAGGATACATGGAATTCGAGCCCAAAGGAACCAAGTTCCCCCCAGGCCCCTATTTGCAGATCCATCACAACGGCGAGATCCTACGCTTACCCGCGTACCCGCCCACCGGCCGCACCATGAACACCAAGGAGATCCTTGAGGCGTATCAACGGCTGGCAGAGTTTTGTTCCGACCCCCCCAAGCTGACGGCAGACAATGTCAAGGAAAGCATCCTCAAGAACAGCCCCCTGACAATGACAGGGTCGCATTCTAAGGGTGTGGTGACAATTTACGCCACGACAGCGACCGGGGAACGCAAGGTATTCGGGCTTGGGTCGCGCGTTTGGGTGCAGCACAACGGAGAGCGGTTCACAGTTTTGATGACCTGCACCCATGTACTGGACCAGATTCGCGCCAGCAATGCAACAGATCCAGGAATCGAGCATGACACGAAAGCGGGCCACGCCCGCTGCTTCCCGCGCGAGAACAGCGAGGAATATGGTCTGTTCAACTGGAACGTCTATACTACGAGCCCCCAGAACCAACATGACATCACAATGCTGATCGCACCGGGCCCCAACCGGGGTCAGGCTGTGTGGCAGAACATGGAGGTGGCGCCATTGGCGCTTGGAGCACTCCGCAAACGAGCAGTCATAGCCATCAATGGCCAGATGCCCTCGGGAGCGAAGTACCATTCTGAGGGTTACATAATGAAGGCACTCAATGGCCAGCTATGGCACACCGCAAGCACGACTGCAACCACCTCAGGAGCTCCGCTCATGAACAAGGGTTTGGTCGTCGGTGTGCACGCAGCCAGCGGAGCCGCGACCGACGGGAGCTTCAATGTAGCCCGATCTGTGCAAATCTTTGAACATGCCAACCGGCCCACGTTTACGAAGGAGTCATGGGAAACCTACTCCAGCAAGGAAATCTACGAGGAGATGTACGACAGTGAAATGTACGACAACGACTCTGATGAGGACCGACGCCAGTATGAGTGGGAAGGTATGCTGCGGGGGTCGACCCGGCACCGCAACAACCAGTACATGGAGGAGTTTGAAATCGGAGACGCACGCCCTTGGGGCGACCGCGACGAGGAGGAAGAACTGGTCTTCGGAGACATGGAAATGGCATACAAACTCACGCACGAGTGCTCGCACGGCGCCGACCTGACACAGGAAGGCCCCGGTTGCAAGCTTTGCGCGCTGCGCCAAAACGAGGAGGACAACGTGAAGAAGACGACCCAGCTGAAGAAGGCAGAAAAGAGAGGCGGCAAGCTATTAGCCGCCCTTAAATTCTACCAAGACTTCGAAGCTGATCAGGCAGTCATCGCCGCGTATAACGCCGCCCCGGCAGACGTTCAGCAGGCACTCGAGCCGCCGAACCCGCAGATGTACACGCCCGAGCCCGACAGGGCCAAGGCGTACGCATGCGCGTTCGCTGAGGAGGAGAAGATACTGGCAGCGATGAAGGCCGAAAACACGCGCGATATCCCGACAGACAATGAGATCACCGAACTCACAGCGAAAGCTGAGAAAGTATTCGAGGCGCTTGAAGCGCGGATGATGGCTTTCATGCAGACACACGAGGCAACCCACGCGGATGTCCCGGATCTGCCAGAAAAGCCCGATCCCCTGATCAACATGTCAGACAAGACGACAAAACTGGAGGAGAAGATGCTCGCTATCATGGCGAAGCTCGACGCTGCAGACATGGACCGAGAGAAGCTCCGCAAGGCAATTCGCGACACAGATGCCGAAGCTATGGCAAATGCAAACGCGCGCCGCGAAGCTCTCCTGAAGGCCGAGGCCACCATCGACGCAGTCGTTGGTGCAGTCAGCACCCCAGTGAACACCAAGTCCACCCCCGCATACCATACATTTGATGCGGACAGTGACCTGGAGAGCGTTGCGTCAGGCTTCTTCGACGAAAAGAAGGAGTCACGTCAGGATTTTCGTACCAGAGAGTCGGCAGCTGGCTCGCAGACACCAAACCAGCGCATGCACAAGCTCATCGAGGAGCGCAAGAAAGCAGAGAAACCGTCAAACCGGTCGTGGAAGGTATTCACCAAACTCCGTCAGGAGATGGCGGAATCGACCACAACCAGCAAGAAGGACAACAGCTTCCTGCAGAGCTTTTCCAAGAACAAGTGGATGCGTGCCTCCAGTTCCACACGGAACGGGGGCACATCAGCTGGTGCGAACCAGTAGTGGAGTATCATGGACTGAATGATTCCACTCTCCGCCACATTGGCTACGGCAAAAGCAAGCACCAGAGTAAGCGCAAGCAAACTTCGGCAGCTTCTGACGCCGCGGCCGCCATTGACCCGCGTCTCAGCAATTGGATGTACCCCGAACGAAACGCTCTTGCAGAGCGCATATCGCTAAGGATCAACACCATGAAGCTGAACGCGGTACCCGAACCAAACGACTATGACAAGAGAACCGCAGGCTTAGTGAAGACTCACTACCCGCGCGTCAACTTGGATAAGTTGAATCATGACCTGAACACGATGTTGCTTGGCGACACAGACGCCATCACGGCCCATGTGTACGACGCCATCAACCGCGTGTCACTATCGAAGACACCAGGATTCCCGCTTAGGGCCCAATTCGCCAGCAACGAAAAGGCCCTCACCGAAGCCCATGCAGCAATCGCACGCACCGTCGTAGCCCGCCTTTACCAGCTGGCCACCATCGACTGCAGCGATAAAACACCACAGCAGTTGGTGGAGCTCGGGTTGGCGGATCCGGTGGCAGTGAGCGTAAAACAAGAGCCAAATCCGCTGAGAAAATCGGAAAACGGCAACTGGCGCACAATCTGCCAAGTCTCCCTAGTGGACCAAATTGTTACTAGGGTCATGAGCCACACACAGAACGACCTGGAGATCAAACTCTGGAGGACGATACCCAGCAAGCCTGGCATCGGCTTCTCAGACGAAGATGCAGAATACATCCTCAGACCCGTGACACCAAGCCTTGAAAACGGAACCCTTATGGTTTCCGATATTAAGGGCTGGGACACCGGTGTGCAGGAATGGGAACTGCTGGGTGCAGCCGACAGTCGCGCAGACACATCAGTTGGAAGAGGAACACTCTACCACAGGATTATGCGCAACATGGCTCACGTACTCGCCCGTTGTGTGTACGTGCTGTCTGACGGCACGCTGCTGGCACAGACAATTTATGGAGGGCAAGTCTCTGGCGGCTACAACACAAGCTCAGACAACTCAAAGATGCGCGTAAAAGCAGCATGGTGGGTTGGAGCGACAGTTGTACAGGCCATGGGCGATGATGCCAACGAGGACCTCGTGGACAACGCAGTAGAGAAGTACGCAGTGCTGGGCAAGACCCTGCGCGAGTACACACCCTGCAACGGCAGGTTGGAGTTTTGCAGCCAGGTGATTGAGCCCGGGAAGATCTATCCGATCGACTCAAGCAAGTCACTGTACCGGCTGCTCAACACGGCCTGCCAGGACAAGGATCAAATACTGCGCCAGTACCTGGAGGACAACCGCCACAGCCCGTCGCGTCTCAGCGACATCACGACCATTTATGAGTCGGGCTGGGCGGCCTCGGGCCCGACCCTCTAAACGCCTGGGATGGAGGACCCAGGCAAACCTGCAATGGCCAAGGCCAAGAAAACCAAACCCAAGGTGAATGGCAAGCGAGCCAAGCCAACCCAGCGAGGCCCAGCCCCGTCGGGCGTCGGAGAGCGTGGAAGCACGCCGCTGGCTCGCCACGCACGGCTGGTGTCTGGTATTCCCAAGCGAGGGTACCATGCAGCTGGAGAGATTATCTCCAACTGCGAGTACGTCGGAGAAGCAACAATCAATTGCGACGCCGCCACGCTTGGAGAAGTCTTCCAGACGAAGGACTACCGCATCAACGCCGGCGACCGAACCACTTTCCCGTGGCTCTCGGTCGTGGCTGAGGGGTACGAGTACTACAAGTTCGAGTCCCTGGAGTTCATCTTCATCAGCCGTGAACCAGCAACCAAGGAAGGGGTTATCTTGATGGTCATTGACACAGACCCGAGCGACCCGCGCCCAGCCAACAGCCAAGAGCTGATGGTGGCCCCACGTGCCACGACGGACGTCGTGTGGTCGGATTTGAGCTGCACAGCTCCGCCGACCGCGCTGAATAACTTCGTGGCAAACGGAGGCCATGGATACTACGTGTCCAACGGCGACGACGCGCAAGGCAGCGATTTGCGGCTCATCGATAGCGGAACCTTTTGGTTCGCTAGCGAGGGCTACACGCATGTGCTGCCCGCACTTGCAGCAAAGACCGTGGGGTCTCTGCTCGTGCGATACCGCGTCAAGCTATCCATCCCCAACAGCGAGAAGCGGCTGGTCGTCAACGGAGTCCAAGGGGCTCCTATTACACAGCCAGCGCCTCTGCTTCCCAAGCTCAGCCGGGTCTTCGACGACCGGGCCGTCGCTGCTGGTGCCTACACCAACAACGTGTTCTCCAAGATCCTCATCAATGGGGTCTCGTCACTGCCATCGACGGCAGCCTCAATCGGAAACTTCCTCGGTATCACCGAGAAAGACATGACGATGCGCAACGCCGCCCAATACTGGGATGCTGCGCAGAAGCTGTTCGTCATGCCGAAAGGCAAGTGGCGGCTGGACGCGTCTACTACGAACCTACTCAACGGACCGGTTGCGACCGCGACCATAGAGAAGTTCATGCGTTGGGTGGCATACCGACCATCCACGGCGCAGACAGTCTACCTGGACTGCACGCGCAGCACGCAGGATGTGCCGGTGGCGGGCACGACGCTCTACGACACCATCGTCACGAGCGCCATCGCGGACCTGGAGGAAGGCGACGAGGTCTACCCCGACTTTAAGTACAATACCTTAATTGGTACTGACCCAGCGGGTAGGATCATCAAGTCGGTTTCGGACCCATCGTACGTGACGTTCACACAGTTGGGACTGTGAGAGCGGGGCCTCAAAGACAGTACAGTCTATAAAACCAAACCCCCGGGGCCTAACGGTCGCCGGGGGATGTAGGTTTCCCCAACAAATGCAGAGATAAATGCTACCTATGGGAATGAAAGACACTGGAACCTAACCAGAACAAAATGGTAGGCGGCGTGCGAGACGGATCTCTCGTACGGTGCACACCCCGAGTGATAGCGGAGCCCGAATCGTTTAAGTGAAAACTTGCGATACGGCTTGACGCGATGCAGGGTGGGTGTGGGGGTGGTTTTAAAATCTGTTGACAGCAGACCCCAAATTAACCACTGGAACAATTGTCGCCCCCCGAAGGGACCCTAACATAACGATGAGAGCGG